GCTTAAGCGTTGAGCTTTAGCATAAGTTAAATTATCGTAATCGATTTGAAAACCAAAACGGCTCTCAACGATTTTGTTAATCTTTTGTGGTGTTACTTCGGTACGCATTTCAGAAAGTCTCATGATTGTTTATTCCCATATCTTGTAGTATTTAGCAGTTTTATGTAATTTTGATATTTTATCTCGGGCAAGATTTAACCTGGTTTCCGCTATTTCTAGCCTAGGTAACCTAGTATCAACTGTTACATAATCCTTACGTTGTTTTGCTCCTTCTATAACGCGGCGCAAATTTAACATATCTGTATAACACTTATTTATTTCTTGATCCCACATGAGTATTTCGTCTGCTGTCCAGTATTGCTTTTTAATGTTATATATAGCATATAGTATAGCACTAACTTTAGTCTCAAAGCGATGTACAAATTCTCGATTATGATCTAATAAATCGCAGGTTTTGTTAGGGTTGACTATTAAATGATATAGACCAACACGATACCCGTTTTTCACGGGTATGCAAATCGGGCTATTTTTTTCTTGTTGAAGTTTACCTAACTCTCGGGTAGTCCACTGCTTAATATAGTCAGTTGCGGCGTTAGATACTGCTCGAATTTCTTTGTTTGCTGGTTTAGCGGATTTTCTTTGTATATGTGATTTGGCCATTTTCATTACGGCGCAACAGGATATCCTGTGTCGTTAATTGATTTGCAATTACTTGCTCTCGTTCATCGTGTTTATTCTTTGGTATACTAGGCTCATGTGTAAAACGGCCTAGTAGATCGGCTTGTTCGTTTGTTATAGCAACTTGTACTTTGTTTAATAGTTCTACAATTTTCATTTTGTTGCTAAGTGTATAATGATTCCAAGTATAGCAGTCAGTAGTGCTACAAATATACTGGTGCCTACAGTAATAAGAGTCTTATTACTTTCTCCGCCAACTTTATTGAGACTATCTTTAATGTCTACAATATGTTCTTCTAGCTTGTCCATACGGCCATCTAGATTTTCTAATTTACTTTCCAAAGTAGCATACCTCACAGCACAAATTTCTACGTGCGCCTCGAGGCTCTTCTTTTCAATATCGGTGGTTGCCATACCCGCTTCTTTCAATAGTAGCGACGCTGTTTCTTGAGCCTGTATGTGCCTTAATAATGAGCCTTAATGGGTGCCGTAGCATCTAGTATATTTATGCTGTGGGGATTTGTGTAAAATAGATGTTTTTAATGGTACCGTAGGGATAAAAGATAGGTAGCATAAAACGAGCTGTTTCAGTTAACCCGGTAATCACAGGAACTTGCTCAAAATCTTGTAGTAGCCCACCAAGCGGGGTACTAGTATCATATACACCTGCACTTTCAACAGTCCAGGACCATGACCAAATTTTTTGATCGCCTGAGTACATGTCACCGAACTCAAGAAAATCTAAATTTGCTATTGTGCTAACTGGTTCTTGAATATTTTGAGGTTGTGTTCGTAGCCCCATACATTGAATAACAGTTTCCCAATTTCGTTGTTGATTGCGATCCACAGCATCATGGTCTTTACCACGTATTACGCCAGTTGGCGTGATATCCACCAAACTATATCCTTGAAAGAAATGTAAACCGGTATTAGACATGATATACATATTTAGCGGTCATAAAAAAAGCACAACGAATTGTGCTTTCTTTATTATTAGTAAATTAACTAATTAAGATGTTGCTAATTTGAAACCAACTGAGCTTACAACAGTAGCCGCGTTAGCCCAAACGTTACCGCTAGAAGCAGAAATGTTACCTGCGCCGTCAGCACCAACGATAGCTTGGATACGTGTTTGTAACGCTGTACCAATTTGTGCTAATGTTGTTGTGTTGTAACCGTAACCGCTGTTGGCTGCGCCAGCACCAGTTGCTTCTAATAATACGCTTAAAGAACCGCTGTTAACTTGGTAGCAAGTAATTGTGCTGTCTTGAGCGATAGCACGTAGAATTGTTTCTACTGCATTACCTGTTAGAGAGTCAGCCGCTGTAAAAGCTTGTGACTTACCTGGAACAACTGAAATTGCTACTGGGTTCTTTGTTAAACCTGTAGCGATGATTGTACCTAATGTACCGTCTGTCTTTGCATCAACGTTGTTAACGCCTTGTGCATCACCTGCATAACGTGTTTGGATTGCCATTTTTAAATCTCCTTAATTTATTGTGCGTTTCCGCATACATTTATTTATACAAACTGTAAAAAAACGGTATATTACCTATTCTTCTTTAGCAAATAGTGCGGCGCTAAATGTGCCACGATTTACTAGTTTTACAAGCCCTTGCGGGGTATTAAATACAAACCCTTCGCCGGCGGGTTTACCGTTAACAGATTGCTCAATGCCCTGTACTTGCTGTTCTAGCTGATCAGCTAGATTAACCTTAAATGCGTACAAACTATTCCATATAGTAAATAGTGCATTTAATCCCTTTTCTTCACGAATTAAGTATCCGTCTTGCCCGTCACCGCCTACTAAAAACTTAAACTGTTTAGCACTAACATTGTGCTGTAACCATGGGCCTAAATCTTCTTTAGTTTGTCCTGTGATTTTCTTATTACAATATTTTTGTAGTGCTTGACGAACAACACCAGGTAATTCTACTAAAAAACTTTCTGCGGCTTGCCCATACTGCGTTACTGCTTTAGTAGCGGCACGTGATAATTGTACAGGGTCATTAAGTTTAAATTTAATATTAGCACTTGGTGTTAAAATAGTCACAGGCCCGGACATGTTTAATCCCTTGCCGTTCCATTGCTGTGGTTCAGCACCGTCATCTGCAAAATATTGATGCACTACCACACCGCCAATACTATTACCAATTTGCTTGCCTAAAGGAGTATTAGCCGATACACGATATTCAACTACATTTGGTTTAAATGCATAAGCGCCATTTTGTTCAGGTAGTTGATCCCACCATAGTAAATCGCCCCAGAAGAACCCAGGGCTGTTGCCAACTGCTTGTTCAAGCCCGGCCCAAATGTTAGATAGTTTGGCGTATAAATCTGGACGTAGTTTGCCCGATGCTTTGCGACTATCGTACTCTTGCCATTTAGCTGGACTGTCTGCGAAGAATTTAGCATCAAACATATACTTGTCTTGTACAGTAAAACGACCGTCTCTAACTCGACCAAATATTAATGCTGGAAATCCGTCCCACTTAATAGTTACACTACCGGGATTTTTAATTACATATTGTAAACTTTGTAGAGCTTGTGTTGCGGCTTGTGCGCCATCAAAGATACTATCTTCAGGGTGAGGTTGTGCACCAGCACGTGCCTCTAAGAGGATACTATCAATAAAATCTAATCTCATACTATGTGACCTAATTTGCGGAACCAAGCGGCTGTGCCTGGTGCTATATCTTCAGGTAGTGTTAGTAAACCTTTTTGTTGATCCTGACGTGCTTGTGCTAACTTAGCTTCTCGGTCTGGATCATTTTGTAGTGCGGCCATAACGGTAGCAACACTATTTAAATCTGCGGCATGTGCGCCAGGGTTTAATAATAACTTAGCGGCGGCTTCGCGATTGTCAGCAACAACTTCATTGTTGTCACGACGCAAGACTGTACCGCCAAATGCATCAACTTTAACTCCTAATGCTTTACCGATACTATTTAATAAAATGAATAATTGATTTGCTTTAAACTTAGGATCATCATACATACCACGTGGGCCATGCTGATGCCAATCTGCTACGCTTTTAGCATTAGGAATAATCATAACGTCAACTTGAGCGTATAGTGTTTTACCATCAGCAACTTTGTAAGGAACATCAACGTGAACATTACGTCCCATTACTTTAACTGCATAACCTTTAGCTTGAAAGTATTGTGCCAGAGCTTGTTTAGCTTGCTTTTCATCATCAACGCCAAAGTTTTTTACAGTTGCGGCTTGATCTAAAAATAAGTCAATGTCACCAGACTCAATTTTATAACCAGCTGAGCCAATGTCGGCTATAATTTTCTTTTGTAATGCACTTGGGAGTTCTCTACGAATGGTGTCTACTACTGCGGCAACATTATCTTTTGCTACAGCACTAGTGTTATCAAATACATTTCCACCTTCATATAGATACATTATGTTTGACCTAATGCTTGATTTAATAGTGAAGTCATTGTTTGAGTCACTGGCTTATCTCTAACATCAACCCAACGATCGTCGGGTGTTAGTCTATATACTTGTTTATTGTATCTTGCAAATGTTGGATTTCCGGCTCTGGTGGCTAGAGATAACTGCACACCATTGGGCATAGTTGTCCAATGTTGGTCCTGTGCTGACTGGGCAGGTTGTGGTGCTTGAGGAGCTTCTGGAGCTTGAGGTGTTACTGGAGCTTGAGGTTGTGGCTTCCCACCCCACCCTTGCTTTTTAAATTTTTGTTGTAGTCCCTGAGCAAATTTTGCGTCAGCATCATAATTAGTATCACCAGCAACTTTTTTATAAAGCTGTTTGCCGATACCACCCAAGGAAGCTCCGCCAAATATTTCATTAATCTTCACTACGCATTCTCCTAACACCACGCTTGAATTTTTCTGGCTCTTGGGTGCGGATACTATTGATTAGTCTGCGTTCCAGCTCTCCTGCTTGCTCAGCATCGTAGTTTTCACGTATATAGTTGATTAGATTAATAGCACCCTGAATAACATGGGTAGCACGGCTTTCCACAAGATTCTCACGATCTTTGTGTACTAACAGCGTGTCTAA